TGTGGCAAGGTAAGACTTACTATCCTGCTCCGATAAATGCTTCAGGTTTTGAAACCACCACAAAAGGCTCTTTACCACAACCAACTCTCTCTATTTCAGCTAATTCTGAAAACGGTATTGATCAGATAGCACTTCTAAAATACGAAATACGAAAAATGGGAGATATAGTTGGGGCTAAAGTCACTAGAAAGAGAACTTTCGCCAAATATTTAGATTTAGTTAATTTTGGCTCCAATAAATTAGCCAGAGTATCAAATCAAAGTAATATGCTACCTGATGGATATGAACCTGATCCTTATGCCTATTTGCCAGATGATATTTACTATATCGAAAGAAAACAAACAGAAAACAAAATTAATTTAACTTATCAGCTCTCCTCAGTGTTGGACTTAGAAGGTACAAAACTTCCCAAGAGAGTACTGCTGGCAGATAAATGTGTTTGGCAGTATAGAGGTATTGGATGTTGGTATCAGCACCCAGAACAGGGAAATCAAGCAGGAGGAGGAGAACTACAAAATTATTCTACATCCAACACTACTCCTGAAAATGTAGAGATACCTATTTTAAGAAAAGCTAGACTAAAAACTTTAAGAAATGACGGTATAATACAAGACGAGAATAATAACGCTGTCACAGAGAACTCATCAGACAAAATAAAACTTCAAGGTTGTGGAATGCTGCTTAATTCTCCCCCTGTAGCTACTGATTCTGATGATGATATAATTACTGAAGCATTGCAAAACCAATTAGTAGACAATTTTTCTTTCGAGAATCTAGGACTTTTTAATAAAGAGTCCTCGGATGGTTACAAAATTGGAAATTATGTATATGTAGTAAAAGATTCAGTCAAATATTATTATGTTTGTAAAAAAACTATGAGCGCCGGACAAATTGTAGCACCGCCTAACACTGACTATTGGGTTGCTGATCAATGCTCAAAAAGTTTAACAGGATGTAGATTAAGGTGGGGAGCGCGAAATAGAAAAACTGCTAATAAAGGCGGTTGTCAAATTCAAATTGGAGAATTGCCATACGGAGGATTTCCTGCCGCTAAAAAAATAGCAAGAGGAGGATAAAAAAATGAAACTCACTGAAGATATAAAAAAATCAATAAAACTGCATTCTCTTAAAGAAGCTCCAAAAGAATGCTGTGGTTTAATCGTGTCTCGTGATAATTCTAATCAAGTTTTTAATTGTCGAAATGTCTCAGATGAACCTACCAAACATTTTTCAATCTGTACTCTGGATTATGTTAGGGCAAGTGACTCTGGGGATATAAAAGCTGTATATCACTCTCATCCATCCACCAGTGAAAAATTTTCATCCTACGATATGTTGAATAGCAAGGGTCATGATCTTTTTTATATCCTATATAATATTGAGAAAGATATTTTCTCTACATTCGACCCTAAAAAAGAAAAAACATTTATTCATGATAAGCCTTTTGTAATGGGTAAAACTGATTGTTATAATTTTGTAACAGAATATTATAAGAGCTTAAATATAAATCTATCAGACTCTCCAAAAACACGAGATGAAGAATGGCAAAGTAAAATACCTAACCTACCTGAAGAAATAGCGTCAATGAATCCCTCTCTAAAAGAGATTGATGATTTTTCATTGGCAAAGAAACATGACATATTACTTTTTAAAATGGTTCCCGGAAGAAAAGCTAATCATGCCGGTGTATACTTAGGAGATAAAAAGATAATTCATCGACCTAGAAATATGTATACGACAATCGAGAACATGTCTGAAAAAATCATAAAAAAAATCTATAAAATTTATCGTAATGAGCAATTTAACTAACATTAAAGTTCATGGCATTTTAGCTGAACAATTAGGAAGAAAGGAATGGAAACTTTCGGTAAACAGTGTTTCTGATGCTATCAGAGGTGTGGAAGCCAACTGTAAAAAGTTTTACAAAACCCTTTGGGAGAATGATAGAAAAAGTATAAAATATAGAGTCCTGATAAATAAAAAAGATTTTGCAATTGAAGAGGGGAAAAACCCTAACACTTTAGAAGGTCTCGGTTCCTCTGAGCTGATGTTAAATAACCCTAATATAAAAACAATCGACATAGTGCCGGTTGTGGAAGGAGCTGGAGGAGATGCAATGTCAATCATCACTATTGTTGTAGGCGTAGCTCTTATAGCTGCAGGGGTAGGAGGAGCGATAGCAGCTGGTGGCCTTGGTAAAATGACTGCGGTGCAAGGGGCTATGGTTATCGGCGGTTTAGGTTTAGTAGCTGCCGGTGTCACAAACCTCCTAACACCTATGCCTAAATTCGGAGATTTTAGAGAAATAGAACAAGGGGGATCAAAATCTTATTTTTTTAACGGTCCCGAAAATACAATTCGAGAAGGGGGTCCGGTATATGTAGCTTACGGAAGATTACTTGTTGGTAGTCATGTTATACAAAGTGCTGTAGATACTCTAGATATAGATGCAGAAGTACAACCTAAAGACGAATGGGGTAACCCTACTGATGGGCTAAAATATTCTTTTAACCCAAGTATACCTATAAACACAACAAATTGGAATAGAGGAGAGTAATAAAAAATGGGATCTAAGAAAAAACCTAAAAAAGCACGTAATCCAGTAATAGATGTTGCTGCAGTAAGAGTAGACTCAGATTCAGACGGAGTACCAGAGTACGTAACATCTCGCTCTTATGCTGAAGTTGTAGATTTAATTTCAGAAGGACCTATCGAAGGAATAACTAGCGGTAACTATAGTTATACTAGAAACGACAATATAACAGGTTATCAAAAAGTACAATTCACTCATTATACAGCTACAGGAGTAAACTTAGACAGTGACGACCAGCAAGCAAAAGATCTTGGTTTTTTAAGGTCAGTTTATTGGAATGAAGTGCCTGTTGTAGATGACAGCGGATTTTACAATTTCTCCTCAGTTAACTTAAATTATGTAAAAGGTAACCCTTCTGGAGATGTACCTAAAGTAAATGAAAACCTTCCGACTTTCGGCGCTGTACCTTCCAACAGGATAATGGACCTTTCCATCAACAGAACGATAGGAGAGAGACTTTATGGACCTGAAATTAAAGGAGGAGACGATTCGCCCACTAACACCAAGCATGCAATATCAAAATCTCCAATAGATAAATACGCAAAGACTTATAGTATACTTAATAAAGAATGTAATGAAATTATAGTTCGAATAAAAGTACCGTCATTACAAGAAAACTTACAATTCGGCGAAAAAACTTACAAAAAACGACAAGCAGCGACAGGTTATGGGGACCAAAAAGCTCGCATTATAGAATATAGTATTTTTTATCAGCCTATGTTCAATGAGAGGTTCAGCTCAAATAAAACGACAAGTGATACATTGTCCCAATTCTCCACTGAATCTTGGGAGCTTGCTAAAAATGAAATAATAGAAGGTAAGATAGAAGAAGGATATATTAGATCCACTACCATTGATCTTTCAGACAAAGGATTTCAAGATAAAGATAACTTCGAAGGATGGAGGATTAGGATCGTAAGAACGACCCCGGAATCTATTACTTCCTTTTTAAGAAACCAATCTTTTGTAGATTCTATTGTTGAAGTTTATGGAACAAAATTAAGATACCCTTACTCATCCATGGTCTATTCTTTATTTGACGCAAGATCTTTTCAAAGAATACCTTCCAGAGCATATGACGCGAGATTACTAAAAGTAAAAGTTCCTAACAACTATAACCCGTTCATAAAAAGTTATGGGGATAGCTCCGCTTCCGCTAGTAGTTATTATAAAGGGGTAGCCTTAGGTGATAAAACAAACACAAAGACTAACTTAAGCCCAACTGCTGATGGTTTTACTTTTCAGCGCAAGAATGAAAACGCTACGGTAGAATGGGACGGTAATTTTGCTGAAGATTTGATTTGGACAGATAATCCCGCTTGGTGTTTCTATGATTTGATTACTAACCCTAGGTATGGATTAGGAGAATTTGTAGATGCGTCTCAAATAGATAAATGGGCACTTTATGATATAGCAAAATACTGTGATGAACTTGTAGATGACACTTATGGCGGGTTTGAACCGCGCTTTACAATTAACTATATAATTACATCCCGAGAAGAAGCTTTTAAAGTTCTTAATGATTTATCTTCTATTTTTAGAGGTATAGCGTACTACAGTAATGGTAGTATTTTTTCATCTCAAGACAAACTCAAATCTGCTATTTACAGTTTTAATAATTCAAATGTTCTCGATGGTAATTTTACCTATTCTAGCTCGGCAAAGAAAGCTCGTCACACTGTAGCTATTGTAAGATATAACGATAAAAGAAATAGCTACCAACCTGCGGTGGAATACATGGAGGATGAAGAGTATGTAAAAAGGTATGGGATTAGAGAATTAGAAACGACAGCTCTTGGGTGTACCAGTAGAGGACAAGCAAGGAGATTTGCGAAATGGATTTTAGCCAGTGAATCTGAAGAAACAGAAACAGCTAGTTTTAGTGTTGGTATGGATGGGGCTTATTTGAGACCCGGTGATGTAATTAGTGTTTATGATAACTATAGAAATCCATTAAAATATAGCGGCAGGACTAATGCTGTAATAAAAGGCGGCACAGATATTACATATGCTAACAGGCTAACTGAAGCTGCATTAACAACTACCCAAAGAGAAAATGTAAATAGCATAATTATAGATCAGGCTCTAAATTTTAAAAAAGATAAAAAGTACAAATTCTCATTATTGACCCCGACCTATGATTACAGCGAGCAAACTGTTAGTAGTAGCGTTGACGTAGACGAAGGAGTTAGAAGAACTCAAATTCAAAATCTCGTCTTTAATGGGTCTGATGTCATAAATATAACAGGAGCTCCGGGTGCTTTTAGATCTGATTTGAGAAACGTAGGATCGGCTGTTTGCACTAAAATTTACTTTAATAGCGGTATAAGAATTGAAGATCTTGATGGCGTTTCAAAGGGGTCTGTTGTAGGAGGACCTTATACAGGTAATCAACTAAATTTCGCAGACTATGTTATTACTGGATACTCAAATAATAATGTAGCAACGTCATCAGAAGCAGTTCCATATTCTGGTAACTACCATTCTGGTCAAAATCTTATTTGGAGCGTTGAGCCTTTATTTGACAATGACCCTGAATTCATAAATAATAATGAATCTGCATATAGAATTATAAATATTGCCGAAGATGAAGACTCTACTTACTCTATCTCAGCTTTAGCTTACTCTACCGGAAAATATGAATCAGTAGATTCGGTAGGATCTTCATATACAAAAGATAACGTACTTGACCTATTCTTCCCGGTGAAAAATAACGCTGCAAGCTCTTTCAATAGAGACGAATGGATTAATAGTTATCCTGATCAAACGTCCCCAACACCTGAAAACAGTGCAGGTAAAAGAAATTCAGATATACTAGATGTCATATTAGATACCCCAAGTATTCCGGGTACATCCCCAGACAAAGGGCAAAATTTAGTGACTTTAAAATCTGAATTTTCTGTAGCTGGATTTAAAAATAATCTAAATATAGCTAATGACGGTAAGAGTGTTGATATAAATTATGGAGAGAGTAATAATATAAATAATATTAGTTATTCTTTTATCATAAGGACTACGGCACCAGATCCTGTAATGACTTACACATGGAATGGCTCAACTAAACATTCTATAATAAACAACCCAGATGCAAATGTTACATATATAGTAGATAAAGGATTTTACGACAATGTAAAACAAGACGAAGTAAAATTAATAACCCCTGAAGATACTAAATTTTTCAATAATATAGAAGGTCAGCAAAAATCAAAAATTCAAATTGAGAATTTAATAAGTCAAAATGGC